CTGCAACGGGCAATGTGACCAACCAAGCCGTCCAATTTCAAAACAATGGTGCTCCATCCAGACAACATTATGGTCCCAACATAAGTTGTAATGGTAGTACTATGACCTTCTCTCCCTTCTATATGGGGAATCATACCAAACCTTGGGATATTGATGAAGATGGTATGCGTCCTTCTAGCTATACTCTAGCTGAGAACTGGGGATTCCAAGTGAATTTCATGGTTCCTTTAGATCAGAGAGGATTAGAACAATGTAGATCTATAGCTGCCAGACAACAAGCTAAAATGGAACTCGATTATGAGTTGGTTAGAGCTTTAAAGTGTGCAGAATTACAGCAAAAAGGGTTTATGATACGTCCTAATACCCGTGTATATCACATGTGTAGTGATATTATTGCAATTTCTGCTTACCAGAAGGCAGTAAAGGTCCAACAGGACAAATTAAATCCCATAAAAATAGAACAAAAAGGATTCAAATTCCCATGGCAGAAGAAAAAGTAGCTGAAAAGCCAGTTGTGGCTGCAAAGAAAAAAGCAGTAGTAACTGCACCTAAAAAGGTTCTCGGTGCTGATACCGAAAAATCCACTCGTGGAACTTTAGATAAAAGACCTTAACCCCCATCAAAACAATGATCGTATTAATCAAGCCCATCCTATTCGCCTTCTTGAAGTCAGACTCAGTAAAGAAGCTTGTAGTAGATCTATTAGAAGCTTATGTCGCTAGAACTGATAACAAACTAGACGATCAGGCACTTAAAATTGTAAAAGACAAACTATTTAGTTAAACCAAATGAGTTATAACGATGAGTTCAAGGAACCTATAGGTTACTATACCTTATCCTGTACTGATAATGATCAGAACATCTCTATTCCGTGGGCGCACAGATTAGTAGAGATTTATGTAAGAGATAAAGATGCTAGGATTGCATTTAATGAATCATCAGGTTCTACTACTACATTTGTAGCCGCAGGTCAGAAGTATAAGTTTAAATTACCTTGGAACCAAACTAATCTGGCCAATACCAAGATACACGCACGTAATAATGCATCTGGTCAAGAATCAAACTTGATGATTATTGCGTATAAAGAGGATTCCTAATTATGCCTTATAAAGTAATTGACCGGAAAAATGGTACAATTATGGGCACTTATGGTACTCTTAAAGGTGCTCATAATAAAAAAGATAAGTTAGATAATGAGTATGGCGGTTATCGATATGGAGTAGAGAAAGCAAAAGCTCCTACAAAATCTAAAAAGTCAAAATTAAAAATAGCGTAATGAAGAAAGCCACTGAAGCCCAATTTAATGAATTACATAAACTCGTCACAACAGAATTCCTAAAGAGGGTGAAAAGTGGCGAGGCTTCTACCCAAGACTTAAAAGCAGCCTGTGATTGGCTGAAAACCAATGATATCAGCGGTGTAGCATATAACGGAAGCCCGTTATCTAAGCTTGCCGCTGTTATGCCAAAGGTTGACCCTGAACTTGTAAACAGTAGACTTTATGGCAGAAAGCACAGCTAGTTATTACCGTAATAACGATGCAGCTCGTAAGAAACGTTTGGTCCAACAACGAGCTTATAACAAAACAGAAAAAGGATCAGAAATCCGTAAGGATGCTAACAAGCTTAACCGTAAGTTAGGTACTTATGGTAATGGTGACGGCAAAGATGCAGCTCACTATAAAGGTAGTAAGACTAAAGGTAGACTTCAATCTCCTTCAAAAAACCGTAAAAGTCGCCTTAAGATTAGTCCTTAACATTATTTAATTATGGCTGAAAAGAACAAACTTAAACTCAACCCTTATAAAGATAGAACAACCCAAGAAGGGGAATTCGGTTTCTTTAGCCCAGGTACTGATCGGGGTTGGAGATTAGTTAAAGATGATAAAGACCCTAGAAAACGGGTTTGGCATTTAGTAGATAAAGATGGAAGAGTCTTAGATAAGAAAAAAGGTGCTCTTACAATAGGAGGAAATTTATCTGAATGGGCTCAAGGAGGATTTAGAAATACTGCTAACTGGTTTGCTAATTTAAGTATACAGAAGCAGATTGAATACCAAGAAATGATAGATAAAGGTTATACACCTGTACGCTCTGGTAGAAGTGGTCTTAAATGGGTTAAAAAAGAAACTACCAAGCCAAAGATAGATTCAGTATCAGAGGTTGCTGACTCAAATAGCTTCGACCAAACTAATCAAAGTGTAGATACTGGTTCAAGTGTAGATGGACAACCATCTGAAATAGATGGTGTAGAAGTACAAAACCTTTCTTTAAAAAACCAAGTTAAGATTAACCCAGATAATAATAATATCCATAAAAGCATTAAAAAACTACAAGCTCCAGGTGGTCCTCCATCTAGCGAAATACTTACAAAACCGAAACCTTGGGCTAGACAATGGGCTGGTGGTGATGGTACAACACTTAAAGACGCTAATACAAAGACTGTAAACTGGTTGAAACAAGAAGGTTATGATGTATCAGCTATACCTAAACATAAATTAAAAAATTTATTAGCTGATGTTAGATTAGACAGAGCTTTCTTTACCAGTGGTACTAAAGGTGACTTCTTACATCACGACGGTCATATTATTAAAAGAAAACCTAAAAAATCTAACAAGAATAAGTAAATGGCAGATCCTGCAACAAAAGCTGTAGTTGGAAGTATCTTAGATGCATTACCAGACGCTGCAGCACGGCAAGGTGATGAGATAATAACAAATACTTATGGTATACCTAGAGATTTACTAGAGCCAGAACTCCCACCTACAAAAGTAGATACTCAAATACAAGAATTCTTTGATACTCCAGATGATGCTAGAGAGTATGTATTTAACTATGTGAAAAATCAACCAACTCCTACTACAAAAGGTATGCCTGAAATTTGGGTAGCAAATACAAGAAGAAAAGCTAAACCCAGAAAAAATATGGCTTCAGTAGAGGAACCTAGTCATATTAAATTAAATATATATGATAACTTAAAGCATACAGATGATATAAAAAGAGCTAATGAAAAAATACCTGTAGAAGATGTGAAAAAAACCTTTGCATTATTAGGTCAACCTGAAAGAGCCGATGAATACATAGCTTATGTAAAAGAAGGTAATGAAAGAGTTGCACAAGAAGTTCAAGCTAGAAGTAGTAAAGAACCAGGTCTCTGGGTAAGATTAAGTAAAGGTCATTTGAAATCTACAAAAAAAGGTGGTATCACAGTTCCACGTAACCTTAGAGTAGAAGATTATAAGATTAATGTTACAAAACAGCATAAAGGTGATCTACCTGATCCACTGTTGAAAGCTTTGAACGTACCGTTTAGCTGGGAAGAAGACATTCTAAAGTTTCTTAATGATGATTTAAGTCTTTTTTGGGCTGATATGACTAAGAAAGAACGAGACACTTTAATAAAAGAAGTGATGGCTTTGAAAAAAGCAAACCCAGATGAACCTGTTAATGATATAGTAGATGATGTCCTAATGGACCTTGGGTGGTCCTCTAGGGGCAGTGTAATCAGTAAAATGATATAACACACATGACAGACGTTATAACGGCCTTACAGGACGATTTCAAGCTGTTTCTGCAAGCTTTGTGGGACCAGCTTGACTTACCTTCACCAACACGAGCACAATATGCAATCGCAGACTATCTTCAGAATGGACCTAAACGTCTTCAGATTCAAGCTTTCCGTGGAGTTGGAAAATCTTGGATCACAGGAGCATTTGTCCTCTGGACTCTCTTTAAAGATCCTGAGAAAAAAATAATGATCATTTCCGCATCTAAAGAACGTGCGGATAACATGTCAATTTTCCTACAGAAACTTATTATCGAAACCCCATGGCTAAAACATCTGCAACCGAAATCGGACGATTCTCGCTGGAGTCGCATCAGCTTCGACGTCCTTTGTTCTCCACACCAAGCCCCAAGCGTAAAAAGCGTGGGAATAACTGGACAGCTAACCGGAAGTCGCGCAGATTTGATGATCTTGGACGACATAGAGGTTCCTGGAAATTCCATG